TGCCGCCTAAGTAGACACCGCCTGATAGGTAGAGGTCTTTGAAGCGTCTGTCTGTTTTGCCCAAGTTAATTACAGCATCACTAGCAGGTCTAAAAGCATTTTCGCCATTAGCAAAACCAAAAATATTAGTTCCGTTATCAGCTAAAAATACACCACCTGCAGAAGCGGAAGACATTTGTAAAAGTGTAAGGTTGTTACCAATACTGCCTACGGGTACGCCTGACTTGTTAAACTCTATGATGTCGCCATCGTTACCGCCACGGTTTAAGCGTAGTGACGGAGCAGAAGCAACGGAGTTAGTTATTTGACCAGTTGCTTCTATTTGAGCGCCAGCAGAGCTAAAGTCGTCAGCAGCAGTCTTACCCACAAGCAAGCCACCGCTGGAGTCTATGCGCATACGTTCGCCGCCGTTGTTAAACAGCAGATTATCACCCAAGCAACCAAGTCCCGTTTGATAGGTTGTAGACGATGCAGAATCTTTAAGCCATATCTGTGAGGTTGAGTCTGTGCTTTCAAATATAGCGGCGCTATTACCAGTGCCTGAATTAACGTGCAGTGCCTGTAATGGCAAACTCGTACCAATACCCACGTTGCCGCTGGAGTCTATGCGCATGCGTTCTGTGCTGCCAATATTGTACGGCCCTGTAGCAAAGACCAGCTCTCCATCAGGTGATGCTTCGTTAGCGCCGCCAGCAACTACGCCAATGCTTGCGATAGAGTGAGCGCCTATACCAGTAGAATCTGATGTATAAAAATCTAATTTGCCTAAAGCAGTCCCTGCCGTCCAACTACCGCCTGTTCTAGAGTCTCTTAATGTTAATGTAGGGGCTTCTCCGCTGACATCAAGAACAGATGCAGGCGAACTAGTACCAATACCCAAAGACTCCGCAGAAGCATCCCAGAAAAACTTTGGCGTTGTGCCTGTGTCTTCGTAAAAGCTGATGTCTCCGCCGTTATCAATCTTTATGAATGACGTACCACCAGCACCTAAATATAAATCACCAGAAGAATCTGAAGCTGTAATAAAGTTATTACCCGCCCTTGTCATGTTGACTGAGTTGCCTGTTGTGGCCACTTCAAAGTTTCCATTAGATCCGGTGACAGTTAAACCATCCATCGTGGCTGTGCCAGTAACGTCTATGCCTGTGGAGGTGGTGGCTAGTTTAGATGCGTTGTCGTGATACAGAGATACTGCACCATTAGCAACAAACGTAGCCATGATTTCATTATTTGCAGCATTATTAATACGAGTAGAGTCACTTTGAATGTCAATGAAAGAACCATTAGACTTAATATTTAGGCTACCAGTCCCTGCATCTTGTATATAGCTGTTAGACCCATCATGATAAAGCTGTAGGTCATCACCAGCACCAAACGTAGCCTTGTCAGAATCGCCCAATGCTATGCCGCCGTTGGCTGTGATTTCGCCTGTGACTGTAGCTGCTGCAAACGTAGGGCTATCAGTAGTAGCAACACCTTGGTCAAGAGCTTTAACGCTTGCAATGCTAGTCAACTCGCTGTCCATCAAAGCACCAGCGGCTGTTACGTTAGCTGTGTCCGTTACGTCTGCCCCAGCTTCAATGCCGTCTAGTTTAGACTCGTCAGCATCTGTAAACGCATTGGTATTTGCATTGCTTTCATATGCCGTCTTAATCTCTGCCGCAGTTTGGTCAGCAGTCGCACCAGCTTCGATACCATCAAGCTTTGTGCCATCTGTAGCAACATCACGACCATCGACTGTGCCGCCAACTGTAATGTTCCCTGTAGCGCCTACGGTTGTGAATGAACCCGCTGCGGCTGTTGTACCACCGATTACAGTGCCGTCTATTGTACCGCCATCAATGTCAGGAGTGTTTACGTCAGGAGAAGTTAGAGTCTTATTTGTAAGCGTTTGTGTGCCAGTAAGCGTAGCTACAGTGCTGTCTATAGCCATTGTTACGCTGTTACCAGAAGCAGTAGAGTCGATGCCCGTACCGCCTAGAAGACTCAGAGCTTCGCTGTCTAAGTCAATTGAAATGCTTGTAGTACCATCCGTTACATCCAAGTCCTGTGCTGTTACTTGTGAGTCAACGTAGGCTTTAATTGATTGTTGTGTTGCAAGCTTGGTAGCGCTGTTGCTTGCCATGTCGTCTTCATCTTTAATGCCAGTAACAGTTGCGCCGTCACCTGCAATATTAAGAGAAGTACTTGCTGTTACTACTGGAGCTGTCAGTGTTCCCGTAAAGGTAGGACTAGCACTGTTTGACTTAGTAGCCACTGCTGTAGCAATGTTATTGAACTCTGTATCAATCTCAGTTCCTTTAACAATCTTAGCAGGGTTGCCAGAAGGTAACGCATCTTTAGTAGAAAAGTTTGTAGTTTTTGTATAATTAGACATCAAGACACCTGTAAAATGCTAGGAAGAACAAAAGAATAAGGAAAAGGGGACTCCGAAGAATCCCCCATCCAGTTGTATTAGCCTTGGACAGCTAGTACGAGACCTGCTTCTGGACGTAGTACCTGAGTACCGTACAGAGTATCAGCAGTGTAAAGAGTACCGAGGAACTCCTGCTTGTACTGAGTCTGAGAGCGAATAGCTTGCTGCTCGGCCAGTACCATAGTGTCTTTGTGGATCAACTCAGCACCACGAACACCAGCTTCCAGTGTTGGGCAGTTAGTTGAAACGTATACGTCAACACCGTAAAGGTTACCAATCTTACCGTTTTGTACGCCTTTGCCGTCTACGAAATCAGAAGACATATAACGATCAATGCCCATGATAGCGTTACGCAGTGAAGGAGGTACAACGAATGCACGATTGTCCATAGGAACGTCTGCATCGTCCATGTTCTGAATGAGGCTACGGAAAGCAGCGTCAGTGAACGGGTTGATGTCAGCAGTGCCGTCAGCATCGTAGGCTTCTAGAGCGCCACCAGCAGTGATCTGGAAAGACCCGCTGTGTACCCAAGAAGAACCGTTGCCGTCGCCGAAAGACTTACCAAGAGCAAACAGATCAGTGTCTACTTGCTTGGCTAGGCCGTAACCAGCATCGCCGGTATAGAACTGACGCAATGAAGCGAGAGCCTGTACTTCGGTGATGTCTTCGATTAAACGAGAGAACTCGTAGTGCTTGTTGATGTTAACCAAAACTTCTGTCTCAACGTTGCTCTGAATAGTGACAGCAGTCTGAGCTGCTTTCTCACTGGCAGTGCCACGAATAGGCTTAGGAATGTGGATAACGTCGCCTTTCTTGCCAGACATGCTCATTTTCTTAACGAGGTTAGCCAGAACAAGGTTGCTTTTGTAAGCAGCAATTACTTCATCGCTCCAAATTTCTGGAATGAATTTAGCTGCGCTAGTGTTGTCTACTGCTCCGCCCATAGCGGGATATACTGAAGTTGCCATAATAAATAGTCCTTAATGAAAAGTAATTAACGGACTCTCTTCTCGGCATAAGCCCTCTCAATTTCTGGAGATAAAGCTAAATACCGTTCGGGATCGTCCTGCATAAGTTTAATAATGTCCGAACGTCTATAAATCTTTTTAGAAGCTGGTTCTCCACTACCTTGTGTGCTACCAGTAGAAGCTGCTTTAAGAGCTGTCTTTCGACTGTCGCGCTCACTTGCAACTGCATTTCCTACAGCTTGTTGACGTTCTTTCCAGTTAGTGAAAAGTTCATCTGCTGCCTCGTGATCATACTGCCTGTCTGCCTGAGCAAAGAGCTGTGTACGAATCTTAGATCCTTTAATCCATTCACCAAATTTAGGGTCTTGCAAAATTGCTTGCATGTCGGGATGACGTTGTTGCAAAGCGCTTAATGCGTTAGACTTCTGGTACTGCTGTGTTTGAGCTTCAGCAGCTTTGATGGAAGGATGATTCTTAATAGCTCTCTCGACTGCCTTGTCGGGATCAGAGAAAAAATCTATTTCTTCTTCGGGTTCTTGGGTTGCTTTTGGTGCGTCGAGTTGTGTCTGAATGTAGCTATCAACAACAGAACGTAATTCCCCTACTTCTGAGCTTTGTCTACCAAGGAGCTTTTCAGCCTCTTGATGCATCCGTACAATTTCTGTAACGCTCTTTCCTTGATACTTCTCGGGAATTTCTTCTTCTTGAGGAGTTGTCTCTTCTGGAGCTTCCTCTTGTTTTATTTCTTCGTTGTTAATATCTTCGTCGTCAAGACGCTCGTCAATTAATGTTGCCATTATTAAACTCCGTGAGTATTCTCATTATGGAGGTGTATTGTGTAGAAGGCTTCTTTGTTAAGAGTTGGCCTTCCGTTCTTGCTTCAGCTTCTGTTCGCGCTGCCTAACCCACTTCGCAGTAGCACCCATGAAATCACCAGAAATAGGATCAAGGGCAGAACGTACAGGAGATTGAATTCTTTTAGCTATCTTTTGACAGTGTGGACAAGGAATTTCCCTAGTGTCCGAAGAGACTAGGCGTTCCTCTATGTGTCCACCTGAACATTCAAAATCAAATAACAAAGCCATTATTCAGCGTCGTCTTCTTCATTTGCTTGTTCTTCTGCTGCCGTGATTTGAGATTCTAAGTTGACCAAGTTAGCTATAATTGACAATTGACCTTTACGGAAGTACAAATCATTGCTATCTTTAGTGGCTTCAACTGAGTTTATAACACTAGCATTTCCTACTAGATCTTCTAAAAGCTGTTTCCAGCCTGTTGACATAAATAAGTCGTGGTAGTTGTTATAATACTTCTCAAGTTCTGGGTCTATCATACTGTTTCTCCTATTAGGACAGTTATTCTCTATGTGCTTACATTATACCACATTATTGATACAATGTCAAGCTTTATTTTCTCTTTTTACCTGCTTTTTGCAAGGCGATAGCAACAGCCTGCTTCTGGGGCTTACCTTCCTTCTTGAGAGTCTTGATGTTCTTGGACACTGTTTTCTGTCCACTGCCTTTCTTCAACGGCATTATCATTCTCCTTCTTTTTAAAGATGTTATCCCAGTTGTCAGCAAACTTGTTAAAGTCTGTCTTACGCTGTGCGCTACCTTTGCCGCCGTGTGTCTGCCCCTGCATTACTTCTTAGGCTTCTTAGCTTTGTCTTTCTTCAGAGCTGCAATAGCTGCTCTAGCTTGCTTGTCAGTCATTGGCATTGAGCGAGCACGCTTTGGCTTTACTGCTTCTTTCTTTTTAGCTGGTCGTCCTACTTTAGATCCGTATGTTCCGGCACCTTGTGGCATAAATCTCTCCTGTTGTTTATAGTTAAAATGTTACATATAATATACATTGTATCGTAAAGTGTACATTTATTGCATTTTTGTGTGCATATAAGTGTACTACCACTTCTCTTTGTCGGCCCAATAAGCCGCTGACATCTTACCTTTAGCAATGTTCTTGCCGTGTCTAGCTTTAAAACTAGCTCTTTTAGCTTTCATACGGTCAGATTCACCCGCTTTGGGTTTGCCTGCTGTCGATGCCCCTTGCTCTCCAAATCGGAT